GCTCAGATCGCGGACCCTGAGGCGGAGAAGGCCGCCAAGAAGCTGCGGGACGAGCTGGACCGCCTCATTGGGTCCTACGATAGGGTGTGGAAGGCCCAACAGGAGTACGTGGAGGGCGTCCGCATCCTCGAACAAGCGGAGGCCGCGGGCCTGATCACCGCGGAGCGGAAGGCTCAAGTCATCGCGCTGATGCAGGAACAGCTGAAGGACGCGATGGACCCCTTGGGCGCACTCAACCGGGAGCTGGAGAAGGAAAGCGAGCTGCTGAAGATGACCGCGGACCAGCGCGAAGTCGAGAATCAGATGCGGTCGATTCAGCAGGACCTCCTGATGCAGGGGATCATCCTCAACGAGCAGGAGCTGACCCAGCTGCGCGAGCGCCTGACCCTCCTCCAAGCGGAAGCCGCGGTGCAGGAGCAGCGCAGCCGCGTCCTCCAGGGCATCCTCGGGCCGCAAAAGGACTTCATGGACCAGCTCGCCGCGATCAACAGCCTCATCGCTGAGGGCAAGATCACCCAGGAGCAGGCGAACGCCTACCTGGTCGAGCAGCAATCTGCCTTGTTCGAGGGGACCCTGGAGCAGCAACAGGCTTGGGTCACGAGCTATGAGCAGACCCTCGCCCAGATCGACGCCCTGCGCCAAGCCGACCTCATCAGCGAGCAGACCGCTGCGCAGATGAAGGCGAAGGCGAACGCGGACCTGTACGCGAAGCAGCTGGGCAACGCCAGCTCCTTCTTCGGCAACCTGGCTTCGTTGTCGCGGTCGGAGAACCGGACCCTGGCCGCAATCGGTAAAGCCGCGGCAGTCACTCAGGCGACCATCGACGGCGTGCTGGCGGTGCAGAAGGCCCTGGCCTCCGCTCCGCCTCCGGCCAACTACGCCCTCGCGGCGGCGGTCGGGGCGGCGACGGCGGCGAACGTCGCCCAGATCATGAGCACCAACCTCGGGTTCCAGACCGGCGGCAGCTTCGTGGTCGGGGGGACTGGCGGTCCCGACTCGCAAATGGTCGCCTTCCGGGCCACCCCGGGCGAGAAGGTGAGCGTGGCGCGGCCCGAACAAGTGAGGAAGGGCGACCCGTATGAGGGCGCTGGGCAAATGCCGGCTCCTCAGCTGAACGCCCGGATTGTGAACGTGCTGGACCCGGCGATGGTGGGCGACTTCCTAAGCACGCCGGACGGCGAGCAGGTCCTGGTGAATGTGATGCGCCGCAACTCGGACAGCTTGCGCGCAATCGTGTCGGAGGGTTGATTCATGGCGAAGTTGAGCACAACCTTCGGTGAGTTGAACTTCCTGCCCTTCCCGGCGGAGGCTCCGATGAAGGAGGTCCTGGAGTGGAAAACGGACGTGCTGGAGTCCTACAGCGGGAAGGAACAGCGGGTGCGCGTTCGCGAAATCCCGCGCCAGACCTTCACCCACAAAATCCCGTCGAGCACCCGAACGCAGCGCCTGTTCAATGCGGTGTTTGACGGCCTAGCGTCTCGCTGGGCAGTGCCCGTCTGGGCCGAAGCTCAGATGGCCGGACCCCTGAGCGCGGGGAGCGTATCTCTGCCAGCGGACACCACGCAGGCTGATTTTCGGGCGGGCGGGCTGGCCCTAGTATGGGAGACGCCCGACGCATGGCAGCTGCTCACCGTATCGAGCCTTACGGCCACGCGGATTACGGCGTCCAGCGGGCTGTCCAGGAGCTACGCGAAAGCGTGGATCCTACCAGTTCGCGTCTGCCGGCTAGTGAATCGGGCGCAGAAAACCTTCACCGGTGCCTCGTCTTCGCTCAGCCTGACTTTCAACGTGGAGGACAACGTCGCGCTTTCGGCTCCAACCCCAGATCAATTCCTTGGGTTCGATATCTACTATGACGAGGGCCTAATGCCCAGCGATTCGATCGATAGCACTGTAGATAGGCGGGTAGAAGTGCTGGACGAAGAGACGGGGGTCGTCGCGTTTCGATCACCCTGGCCGCATTCGATGACCACGCGACCGCACCACGTTATTCTGGAGAATCGCGCCGCAGCTTGGGGATTCCGGAGATGGCTCCATCGACGGGCGGGGCGACTTAACGCTTTTTGGCAGCCCTCCTTCGAGTCGGACTTGGTCGTCCAATCTTCCGGGACAATCCTGAGCAGCCTGTTGGTGAGATCGGATGAATACCTAACCCACGGTCTCGCTCGCAAGCATATCGCCATTCAAACGTCTTCCGGGGCCTGGTATCCGCGCACGATTACGGAGGCTTTCGCCGGGGACGGGGGGAATGTCGAGCTGAACTTGGATTCGCCGTTAAACATTCCCGCGGAATCGATTCTTCGGGTAAGCTATTTGGGCTTAAAACGCCTAGACACCGACCGCGTGGAGCTGTCCTGGGTGGGCGGCGGGGTGTGTAGCACATCAATCTCATTGAAGGAGATCGCGCCGTGAGCATAGAGCTGTACCGCTTCTCGTCGGGCAATCGCGTCTGGACATATACCACGACGGACACGCCGCAGACGCATAACGGAGAGACCTACGCACCCGTAGCAATTGGCCGGAGCGAGATACAGTCACGAAACGAGTTGTCTAAAGCCAATTTGGACGTTCGGGTTGACGCCTCTTCGGACCTAGCCCGTTATTTGGTCACCAATTACCTTGAGCAGATTGTTGGGCTTACGGTATTTGAGAAGGACGGCACGTCTTTCGACACAATATGGAAAGGGCGCCTGGCCAGCGTAAAGCCGGGGACGGCTGAGGTTACGCTGGCTTTCGAGTCGATTTTCACTAGTCTACGGCGCCCGGGTCTTCGCGCCCGATACCAGCGGTCGTGCCGCCACGTGCTGTACGGGCGGGGGTGCTGGCTGAACAAGGACAATTTTGCGATACCGGGCACGCTAGGCCAGATTAACGGGGATAACGTTCAGGTCTTAGAGGCGGCGAACTACCCTTCGGGCTACTTCATGGGCGGTATGATCCGGGCGCCGGACGGGTCGCTGCGATTCGTTATTCACCATGTTGGTGACGTCCTGACTCTATCGAGGAAACACGAGGGCTTGGTTGAGGATTCCCAAGTTACGCTATACCCCGGTTGCGACCGCACGAAAGAAACCTGCTTGAGCAAATTTAACAATCTTGCCAACTTCGGCGGTTTCCCGTATATTCCCAGCAAGAACCCCTTTGGCGGCAGTTCGATTGCCTGAGCCGGGGAGGAGGACGACATGTGGTGGTTCGTAGCAGTATTTGTTGTCGCGTTGGCGGTGAGCTACGCGATGAGGCCCAAGCCCCAGTCCCCACCTCCGGCGGGCCTGGGCGATATTCAAGCCCCGACCGCGGAGGAGGGCCGGGAAATCCCGGTGCTGTTCGGGACGCGAGACATCAAGGGGCCGAACGTGGTTTGGTACGGTGACTTGCGGACCGTAGCAATACGGAAGAAGGGAGGCAAGAAATGATGGAAGAAACGACCCGCAGCGGAGTCAAGGTGACCATGCTTCACGTGAGGCAGGCCGGTATGTGCTCGCGGGGGGCTCGGGCCTTCTTCGAGCGACACGGGTTGGACTGGACCAAGTTCCTGAAGGAGGGTCTGGACGCCGAAATCATCGAGGCAACGGAGGACGCGATGGCCCTCCAGGTTGTGGAGATAGCACGCCATGGGCGGTAGTTCTAAAAAGCAGACCGTTGGTTACAAGTACTATATCGGAATGCACATGGTCCTGTGCCATGGGCCTGTCGATCGACTGATGCGCATTCGGGTCGACGAGAAAACGGCCTGGCAGGGAGACCGAAGCGGCAGCGGACCGGTGGAGATATCCGCAGAAAAGCTGTTCGGCGGAGAATCGCGCGAAGGGGGGATATCTGGCACCGTTGATTTTGAGGTAGGGGGACCTACCCAAGGAAAGAACAGCTATTTGGTCAGTAAGCTTGGGAGCGATGTGCCCAGCTTCCGCGGAGTGGTCGGAGCTGTCCTGCGCCAGGTATATGTTGGCCTCAACCCATACCTGAAGAAGTGGGACTTCCGCCTAAGCCGCATTCATGTACGGCAAAATGGGATTCCGCAATGGTACGATGAGAAAGCGGAGATTACGCGCGACACCGTAGTTGCCCAACAACTAGGACCAACTACCCCAGGATGGAGGTACAAAATCATCACGCTTGGAGATGATTCAGATTACTCAGACCCGGCTTTCGACGATTCTT